TTTTCTGCAATGATGGTATTGTTCTTAGTATCAACAACTTTAGTGACAGAACTTGTTACTGTACCTACCCTGTCAAAAAAGGAAGCTGTATCGCTTCCTAATGTCATACTGTCAATTTTTTCCAAGATGCAGTCATAATCCATCGAGATTACCCTTTGACTGGTCTCAATCTTCATTTTTTTATGACGGATCTTTCCAGAATCACCAAGATTGATCGTTACCAGATCTTTGAATTCTTTATATGAATCCAGTCTTGATAGATCCACCAAAGATACCGTATATGTTATTTTTGGAAGATCACAGCCATTTTCAAAGTCATTTCTAGCTGCTTCGCGCAAAGCATCATATAGATCATCCAACGTATCGCATACGATGATTCCATTTTCTTTATCATCTTCAGAAGCATCGGCCCTTAGTTTGATATCAGAATACTCAACGATTTGAGGATGTGGTTCTGAATATCTATCTATATATGGACTATCGATGGATTCATTGTCAGGCAGCATATACCCGTTATACGATTTTGGATAAATTCGAGTGATGACCTCGGATTCATCGAAGTCTTCCTCAACACCATTTAGATTGTATCCAAATTCTGCACGAAACCGGTTTTCTGAACCAAGCCTATCATTGATCAATATTTTATTGTTCAGCCAGGCGATCTCGCCACCCCATCGATTGATAAATGAATTATCTACATCGCCATTGATGGCCTGGATCACATTCATCTGTTCAAAATAAGCGGTAGATATCTTTGAAATATTCGACTCACCAATAAAAGATGAACCTTCCAGGATAATATCCAAAGCTTGCTGGCCATTGCAGTTCACAGCCCTTCGATTCCATAAAAAAGGAGCCAAACCTTTGGCTCTTAGAAAGATTGGATATGCAGTCACCTGTATATCATAATCTGACTTATTGTATTTCTTGATCTGATACATAAGCTTTCCGTATGGAGTCGGTACACGGATGATTGCATCTTTTTCAATATAATCAGATCTTTTATCCAATGGATGCACCAATGTAACGGTCCACTCACCATTTATTTCAAAATGTGCGATACATGATGTTGGTAACAATGTGCAATTGCCATTTTTTTCAAAATCATCATTTCCTGGAGAATAAATATCGATCATGCTGCGGTCCTCCAGTTCGGTGCAATCTGGATATCAAATCCGTCCGATACTTCTATTTCATTTTTTCCAGGCAACAAATACATGTCATCGTAATTACCAGATAATTCTGTATTAATCAATGATTCATCCTCTCGATAACACAGATGAAGATCTGTATTAATGATCACAGTTCCTGTTACATTACATGCAGCTATGATGCCATTCACCTTGATTTCACAGTTTCCTTCACCGGTCAAATAATAGGTTGGATGGCATAATGCATATGGATTATACAGAACTCTTGAAAGACTTAGCTTTTCCTTTCCTGAACGCAGATATGCATAAGGATCTAGCGTAAAATCGCATTGAAATGTTCCTATCGTATCTGATGTCCCTCGATCAAGATCTCCAATATCGATCTTCTTTATTTTAAAGAACATATCTGGATCACTGCTTCGCATTAATTCCTTAGCTTTAAACAATACATTCCTGTAATATCTGAATCTTTGATCGACTGTTTTATCTTTGGAGCAAAAATTGAATTCTACAGGTAACGTTATATCATCATATGTTCCAAGATCTTCATAAAATACACCATCTCGCCCAGGAATCGATACCTCGTTATATCTTTTTTTAGGAGTAGGGATAACAGGAGGCTTCACTGGAAGAAGCCCCATCTTGATACATGATCTATCATTTAAGAAAATATCATCTTTCATTTGATCACCCCTTCATCAATTCTAGATTATCCTGTCGGTTTCCAATATGTCTTTCCGTGTTTTTTGAAATGACACGTCCGTCCAATGTAGTCGTTGAATTTACGATCACAGTTGGATTGGTTACCGTGCGGCTGGATGCGGTATAGGATGGCTGCAATGTCATCATATTGGCAAGGTCATATATTTCTTTCTGCACCTTTTGTTTATTGTCCTTAATACCTTTTGTTAAAAGATCCATAAAATCAGGCATCCACGTATCCGCATCGGCCAAAGGTCCCTGATCCGGTATAGAAAAATGAAATACAGATCGAATCCATCCGGTTATGTTGTCAAATATACCAAACAGTCCGCCTAATTTTTCTTTTACACCATTGATAAAATTATCAATCATATCTCGCCCCCACTGAAGGAACTTGCCTGGAAGAGAAGCAATTCCGTTTACAATATTACTTACAAAATCATTGACTGCTTTAACGCTTCCATTCCACATATCAGAGGCCCACTGAGCTATCGCCGAGGCCATATCCGATACCCATTGACTTGCTGAATTCAACGCAGAAGAAAAACCATCTGCTATATTTTGAACCCATTCATTTAGTTTATTCTTTACATTCTCTATCCCGGTATTCCAGGAATTAACGATTCCATTCCATAAATCGGAACACCATTGCTTCAATTCTTCCCATTTTTGCCCGATCCAGTCGCTGATAGCGCCCCAATTCTGAATGACAAGGATCAATGCAGTAATGACGGCTATGATTCCTAGAACGATACCTGCAATCGGCAATAAAGTCGTAGACAATGCGCCTGTTCCTACAGCTGCACCACTGCTTGCAAATCCAATGGCGGTGATGATCGGAGCCAGGCTCGACAGTGCTGTAATGATGCCAAGGATCGCTACCACTGCAATCTGAATCGGCTCTGGCAAAGAAGTGAATAGCTGAATAATGACTGTCATAATCTTCATCACTTCCGTGAACAAAGGCATAATCGTTTCAGATAGATCTGCCAGTGTTTTGTTGTATTCCTCCTGAGCAAGATTGGCATCGACTAGATTTTTATTGTTGGATAACCATGCATCTGCCGATTCCATCAACCCTTGTTTGGACATTTCCTGCAAAACGAGATTGGCACGTTCACTCTCACTTGAACATTTAGCCAACTTTTCATTGAATGCATCTTCACTGGTTCCTGCCCAGTTCAGCATATCTGCAAAGGTTCCTGTAACAGTACCAACACGAATCGTTTCATTCACAGACTCTGCCAAACTGTCGATAGGAATGGAATCTCCATATTGTGCCCAGGCTCCAATTGCTCCTTTTGTTATCTCAGTCAATTTGCTTTGTTCCAAGCCGATAGCTTGTAAGTTAGAAGTTGTAGTTGCTGCCGTCTGCGTATCTCCCAAAACAGAATACAAAAGATTATATGTGCTCGTTGTTTCCTCGTTGGTATATCCTAATCCTTCGGATGCGGTTTTTAAAGAGCCCATGATCTTTAGATACTCTTTGGATTCTTCGACAATGCCTTTCATATTGTCGATCATACCGGAAGCAAACTCACCAACAGCATCGGCACTGAACGCTTCTTTCAGAGAATTATTTAAATCATCAGCTGAATCACTTAATGAATCGATTTCATTCTCCGTAGAATTAGCAGAATCCCCAACCTTTTCAAGACCTGTTGCTGCATCTCTTGAACCGGATGCCATTTCATCCAGCATTTTATTGTTTTTATTAATGTTGTTTGAAAGTTGATTTGTATAGTTTTTAGTTTCATTGATGGAAACCCTCAACTTTGAGATCGTTGTTTCGGTGGATGCATAGGCATTCTGTGCTTTCTGCACTTCTGCTGAATTTTCACCGAACTCAGCTGTTAATCGTGCGATTTCATTTCTCTGCTCTTCCAGAAACTTTGTCTGCTTGGCAAGTTGATTATTCAACAGTTCAATCTTTTGTTGTTGCAGATCATACTGCTTCTGCATGGTCTGGTTCTTTTGGATCAAGGCCTCTTGACTGTTCGCATTCTCATCGAACTGACTGGATACCGACTTTAATTCAGAACCATACTCTTTTAAACTTTGATTGATCTTTTGGATCGCAGAATTAAATTCCTGCTCCCCCTTGATGGATATTCTCGGTCCAATATCGTATGCCTTCTATCCACCTCCTATTTCAGATCTATGTCTATATATGAATCATCTTTTACAATTGATTCATCGCAATATCCATTTAGGATCAAATTGCAATCAATGATTTCAGATAATTCACCTCTCGGCATATGCATCACAAAAGAGGGTTGCATCCCCATACTTATAGCACGGCTATAGAGATATAAGTCTTGATCACCTCTTAATGTTTTTTCTTCTTTTTTTTTGATGTGACAGAATTTACTGCTTGAATGGATTTTGAATTTGAAACATTTACACATAGCTGAATTTTCTTGATCAGGTATTTCAGATTTTCCTCCGTTGCAGAAATCATATGCATGATTTGCTCTTCACTAAGAGGTTTGATCTTTCCATCAATTGCCGGACTATGCGGATAGTTTGTTAAATTCATATTATTGCAGTAATAACACCCACTTGTCATCATAGCAGTTAACATTCGAATGATGATGTCTGCCGAATCCGAAAGGCTTTGATTTTGTTTAGCTTTTTTCGAAACTTCCTGAATACCATCCATATGTTTTAAACAGGCTAAAGAAAAAACCATTGGATAGGATTTCCCTTCAATATCGATATAAGTTACTTTCGTAAGCATTGATCAATTCTCCTTTTTTATTCAACTGGATCAGTAATATTCAATTTATACTTGATATATTTAACTGCATTATCTTCTGTTGAGAAGTCTGCACTGAATTTCCAAGGGTGCTTGTAAGTAACATCGTTCTGTTCTGAGCGAAGGATCTTACCGGAAACTTCCTGTGTCTGCCATTCCACAGATTCCCCTTTTGTAGTGGCTGAATCATTTGGAAGGTTGTACAATACACGAGCCAGTACAATTGCTCGATGGAACTCTTCCCCATCAACCTGATGCAATTCGATCAATCCAACACCTAATTCAGATGGTTTGATATCATCGTCATATACGATTTCCTCAATATCGTCTTCAATCCCTTCGATTTCCGGTGTATTTTTCTTTGCACCTAAAATTAATAAAGATGTTTCATTAGTTAGATCGCCGGTCGTATGTGTTAGAGTTCCGCTTCTAAAACTTCCTTTTTCTGTTTCGGCAATTCCATTATTTAAATACAGATCATTATCATCGTTCGATTCCAATTCTGTTGAATACGATGCCAGTTTTTCAGTTTCACAACCTTCAGTATATTTGACACCGCTACCCGGATCATACTGATATTTTGCAAAGAACAATCTTGATAGTCCCTTTTTTGCCATTATTTAAACCTCTTTTCTATTTCTTTATTCAATGTGGTGTCCATTGTCTGGATCACTTTATTTCTGTTTTTACGTACAACTTTTCCAACAAAATCATATTTCTTTCGAAAGGATGTACCAGCAATGATCGAACGAACGAGCATCGTGATTGGCACCCCTTTTGATGAATACTTGCGAGTTTTATGCCCATATCCGTTAAAACCAACTTTTGAAGAAACATCATCTGATTTATATTCGATCTTGGCGATACCAAGACCTTTTAGAACTTCTCTTCGATCCGTGTCTGTCGGACCTTTTCTTGGATCATCTCCTGACCATGAATTGATCTCACTACGCAATGAATCGGCTATGATATCGGCTCCATCGTAAACAGCCATCTTCATGATCGATACGGAATCTTCTTTTGATAATTTATCCAACATAGCTACATATTCATCGAACCCTTTACCTAACTCGATCTTGGCCATCAGGATACCTCCCAGTTCCAGGTGTAATGGATATATCCGGTTTCCGTTTCATACTGAACATTGAATAATGAAAAGGATATATCGTTATTGTCCATCGTCTCTTGGATCTCATCGACCAATGAATCAAATTCTTTTTTTGTAAATAGATCCACAGAACCTTTTATGACCTGTTCATCCAGATGATTATTCAGAACCAGCGAATCCGATTCCGCTTCTTCTGCCCATACAACATATCGATGGCTCGAACTGGTGGATGCATCATAGTGATATACATCATCAATACTGATCGACTTGATCGCATCATTGAATTTCTTGATTTTCGATATCAAACTTTTCATTGATATGTGCCAGTGCCAGTTCTGTATATTCGATTCCATCTTCATCTTTTACATGCTTCACAGTTGAAATCCTGCACTGTGTTCCATCTTCAAGAATGACGATATCATCGACATGAATCTGACGATTCCTTTCTATATTGATTACGTCTTCCAGCTGTTCATCGAGCCTCTTTGCTTCGTAATAACGTCCATATCCCAATACGCCATATGAAAAATAATGCCAAGATTTTAAAGAAAGAACCGGCTTAGGCAGTTCTCCTTTGCCGGCTCTATTGATTTTTTCATAAACCTTGACGATTCCATCATCAAATGTCATTTCATCTTCTGAGAGAATAAGATATCTCTAAGCTCCTGTTTCAGATGAGATGGGATAGATGATTCCAGATTCGCACGTTTACGGAACAAAAAAGCTGCATAATCGATCTGTGCCATATGATACTCGTACGTATCTTCTTTTTTGATACCTCTTCTTTCCATCAAGCCTTCTGCCTGATTTAAAAGAGCTTTTAAAAATTGATCGTTGGCGGTTGTATGTAGCTGTAGGTTCATTTTCAGAATTTCTAGTTTTTCTTCATCATAAAGAAGCATGATTACTCAGCCGCTTTCTTAACTTTAACGGTATATGTGATTTCTCCCATTCCATTCTTCACAGTAACTTTCAATGCTTTTTCAGTTGTGTCGAATTTGATCGTTGATTCATTATTGATTTTATTGCCATCATATTCCAATGTGACTTTTGCTGTATTCTGTGCTGCAACTGCACTTACCTGAGCAGATGCTCCTGTTGCAGTTACAGTGTAAGCATATGTTTCTGGATTGAATGATAACGTTTCATCGCCTAAAGTCAAAGACTGAAGTGTTGCATCATTTGCTTTATCGGCTGCAAATGGAACGGTAGTAACTGGTGCATCTGTATCGATCGTCATGATACCAAAGGATTCAGCAATGACTGGTTTACCATCACAGCGTTCCGTTCCTTTGAATACTGTCTGATCGTCTAAGAATCGGCATTCTTTTGACTGTTCGATCTTCTGACCAGCACGGTTTACAAACAAGTAATTGTCAAAGTGTCCAAAGATGATCGTGTTGTCTGGTACGAAATCCAATTCAACGATATCTCCACCTTTTACAGGCATCGTTCCGTTCATTCCAGAAACGATCGCTGCATTCATGTTGACTCCCATTGCTTCAACTGTCAACGCATCATGTGTCGCTTCGTTCATTATCCAAACTAATGTACTGTTTGAATATTTATTACGAGTCACAGAAGAGTTCTTGATGATTTCCTGGAACAATTCCAAACCTTTCTTTCCTGTTCCAGTAATAACATGTGTTGTGGATAGATCTTCCCAAGGACGTGCTGTATTAGGATAATCAGCTGGCTGTTCATCCTGTGCCAAACGTGTTACAACACCTAAAGGCATCTTCGTTCCATATCCATAAAGGATAGCTTTATCTTTGGCTTTACCGATTGCCTTACCTAGAGCTTCAACGATATCGGCTGCCAAGTTTTCATCGCTGTCTTCCAATGTAGCGTTGCAGATAGCAAAGTATCCACCTACTTTATATCCATCTACTTCTACATCATTGAATCTTAGATCCATTTCATTCAATGAACCGCACATTTCAGTCCAGATGGCTTCTGGCATATCGTTCATGATGTTTTGACGACCAGTACCTGACAAGTTACGAACTGTAACATATTTCAATAATTTAGAATTTTCTTCTGAGATCTGCTTGATAATTGGAAGCATGACTTCTGGAATCAATAATCCTGCATTTTTGATTGCTCGTTTTTCCTTGATCGCTGTACGTACTTCACCTAGGAAATTTTTTACATCATCACGTGCAAAGAATGCATCGCGTTCCTGGATGGTATTCCCAAAATATTTACTACGTTTTGTCATTAAATGAATTCCTCCTTGTTTTCTTTCCTGTTCTTTGTTTGGATCTTGCATTGGATTTGGTTCAGTCGGTTGTTTCTTTTCTGCCTCTTCGATTTCTTTTTCAAGGTCATCGATATCTTTTTCAAGATCCTGTTTTTCTTGTTCATGTGCTTCTTTTTCCTGTTCGAATTTATCGACCTCTTCCTGAACCGTTGTTTTTTCTTCTTCGGATGATTCATCGGTCAACTCTTCAACAGCCTGTGTTAATTCCTGTTCACGGACTTCAAAGTCCTTATCTTTTGCTCTTAGCTCTTCTAATTTCTTTTTAGCGGCATCGCGTTTTTTACGAGCCATCAAAATTCTTAAACTCATTGGTTATCTCCTTTCAGTTTTTTCAATAGATCTTTTTTGAACACGTCCACTTTTCTCTGCTCGATTGATTTCAAATCGTTTTTTCGAGCGGATACGGATGTGTCTTCGTAAGCAGGAAAGGTGCAAACTGAGACCTCATACAGATCAACCTTCAAGATCGTCCAGTGAACTGAACCATCTTCCCTTTCCTCGAATTTTTCTTCCTGAATATCAAATCCAAAAGAACATTGATCCACGTCCCCTCTTTGAACACGAGCGTATAAGTTCATCGCATCTTGATCGGACTCATTAATTTCGATGTCTCCCCAAAGCCCTCTAGAATCAATGCGTAATGTCAATGTTCCAGCTTTGTTTCGGCCTAAAACCAAATGCGTCTGATGATCAATCAATGCACGTACATCATTTCCCAATGTTTCATCAAATGCATGTGGATCAATACTTTCAGAAGCCTTGTCCCATAATTCGTAATTTGAATTGAACACTGCAAAGTATCCACTGATGAATTTTTTCCCTTCATCTTCACGAGTTTCAAATTTAGAATGGATACTTCTTATCTGTCTTTCACCTCTCATTTGTTCTCACCTCCTTGACTCAATTTCTTCTGATCTGCGATCATTCCTGCTGGTATGTAATTCTCAAGCATGACAAGTTCGTCTAGTCCTTCCTTCGGTGAATAGTCCATAGAGTCTCTTGCTTCGTTTCTACTGATGATGCCTCGTGCCATCAAATCACATGCCACCGTCGACAGTGTTTGAAGATCGTAAGACATCAACGATCTGCGATTGAATTTGAAATACCAATCTGGATTGATCAACAAGGATCGTGTGAATGCCTGCTGGATTGCAGTGCAAATCACATTGATTCGAGTGTTGATAAAGTTGTTCCATTCGTCTCGATTGAAATTTCCAACACCCAAAACAAAAGGTGGCACATCTAATAAAGAGGCCACCGTCTTTTTATCCATTTCAACACTTGAACTGATCGCTAGATCGTTCAGTGATAATGGTTTCACTTGTACTACATCAAAGCCATCGGCTGGTATCAACCAAGGTTCTCCGGCTTCGTTTGATAAAACATATTTTTCTAGCAACTTGGATCTTCCTTCTTTTGAAGAAAATTCATCGGTCATACTATCAACTTTGACAATGATCGATGGTTTCCATTTGCTCTCCATAAATTCTTTTTTTGTCGATGAAGCTTGGTTCAGTGTATTTGCTACTGACTTCAAAGACTTTCGATATCCAGTCCCTTTCCAAGGGTAGTAAGGATCTGGATTCATGACTACATGGATCAACTCATCATTTGTGTAGTATTGTCCATAGTATCCCATTTTATATCCAAAGCCATCTTGGATAAATGAAACAGTACCAGGTGACAATAAATACAAGCCTTCCAGTAATCCACTTTTCGTACTCGGAAAAATCACTGCATTTCCGTCACCTTCTAAAAGTAAGCAGCGCACGATTCCGGCAATAAATGTCGAACGTGTCATGTATGGATTTGGAGTCACATCCACCATTTTTGATAATGCATTTTTAATTCGATAATCACCATTCTTACGATTTTCCATCAAGTAGATCGTCATGGTTCCAATTAAATTGGCAATCTTATTGACTGCACTTATAATTTCTGGATTCTGCGATAAAGGAACATACCCATCGGCAACGATGGAATCCCAGTCACTCACACATAATCCAAAGGAAGATCTATCTTGTTTCGAAGTAGATCTAGTTTGCTTACGTTTAATATTCTTTTTCTTTGACAAGATATCACCTCCTACTAATCAATAAACATGGATGCAGATGTCGACTTTTCATTTGCAATCAACATTTGCTTACATCCGATCACGCTGCAATCGAACAAATCGATACGTTGATTCGGCATGACTTTTTGGAATCGAACAAAGTCGTCACTATCTTCAACTACTTTGACATTCCCAACACAGTATTCATAAGCCTTGTTATGAAGATAATAGAACTCCTGCATATTGAATTTCTTTTCTATTTCTCTGAAAGCTTCTGTCTTTTCAACGTACAACTGCTTTTGATCTCGAATCTTGAAGCCAGCACGTTTCATCTTCAAGATGAATTCTCTTGAATAGCGCCTGTCATATCCGACCCATCGGATCTTGAATCCAGCTTTTCGAACTTTGATAAACCAATTCACAACTTCTTCATATTCGATGACATTACTATTACAGATCGTCAGCCATCCTTCTTCTTCCCACCAGAATACTGGAATGTTATCCTCATCTGCTTTTAGGTTGGCAACAGATTTCGGAATAAATGCATGGCTGATACAGATATCGACATTCTTATATCGACCATAGATACATACCCCAGTTAAGTCGTGCAGTTTGGACAAGTCCGCACCGCCATACCACTTGATCGGTAGCTTTGCCAGTTCTTCAATCGTCCAATCATACTTCATATCCGATGCCACAACCAAAGGCATATCGAAATATGTATCGATTTGGTTTGTGAACACATTCAATGATTTCGCAAAATAGTCCTTCCTTTGTTGCGGATCATTCTGCGCCTGGATCGCATCGTTCATTAGATCCGCAGCACGTACACTTTGACCAATACCTGGATTTGCCATTGCTTGAACATCTGGATTTAAATAATCCAAATACTTTCCACCTTTTTCATTGGTCGACATATCGGCTTCGGCAATAAAGATGAAGTATTGTTCATCTTCGATTTCACCATCCAGTACGCGTTTACAATATTTGACCTTTTGAGCTAAGAAACTGTTTGGATCATCACCGGCAGTCGAAATACCGATCATGAGCTTATTGGTATAAGCTTTCATCGCTTCTTTGAAAAGGTTATATTGCTTCGGCTTCTTGAACGCATGGATTTCATCGGCAATCGCAACGTTACAGTTAAATGAATCCTGCGCATCTGGATTTGCAGCCAAAGCTTTCAGCTCAAACATTCCATCTGCAATTTCTGCTTTAATGGAATGTTCATTGTTATTGTCAATGATGTGAAAGTGACCACCATCATTGTCATCTTCACCCATGTGCTTGATGTTGTATTTTAAGAAATTGAATGTTTCCAAAGTCTGATTTAATGCAGCTGCAACAACGTATACCTTTGAACCGCTCTTTCGATAAAGAAGTCCAAGCGCATATGCCAATGAAGCAGAGAAACTTGTCTTAACATTTTTTCTTGGAATGAATATCAAAGCTTCATGAAACTTCTTGATCGAAGTTCCTTTGTGATAAAATCCTAAAATGTTATACACGATAAATTTGTGAAAAGGCATCAAAAGAAAAGGAGTCCCACGTAATGGTTCTCCTTCTTGTGTCTCCCCCTGCATATGACAAATCGTTTTTTCAATAATGCCAATGACAAAATCCGCATCTTTCGAATCGAATTCATATTTGTCATTTTCAAGGTCTCTATAAAATCTTTCGATCCCTTTTAACTGGTACTCATTACATTTGACCTTTCCAGAAAGCCTTTGCTCGCAATACCATCGGACATCCGATGCATACTTGCCACTAAATTCCGCCACTTAGCGCCTTTTCTAACATGGATACTTTCTTCGTTTCTAAGCCATGCCTTTGCAATGTTTTGAGTCCTTTCGGTGTCAATCCCAATGTATCTTCTAAGACGAGCAATTGTTTCTGTAAATTGTCAATTGATTTGAAATATGAAGGCGGAATGTCTTCAGAGTTTTTTAGAGATTTTGCGATTGATCTATTTAAAGAATCATATTGCATTCTTACATCCGCATATCTTCGGATCGTTGGTTCGAACTCTTTTTTGAAAGTGCCCAGATTCTGCATGTTTTCTTTGGTTTTCTTAACAATTTGATATTTTTTATCATACACTTTTCTGTTGGCCATTTTTCGAACCTCACCTCCTTGCCTCTCTTGAACTCCAAAAATAAACCAGAGTTGGAAAAACCAGATCGGA